CTCCAGAGGAAGATCGCATTAATGCTGCACCGCTTCCTAAGGAAATTGTTGAAGAGATTGACAATGATGACTTAGAATCATACTCAAAAGAGGCAAAACAACGCCTTTTGCAGATGAAAAAGCTAATTAACGATGAACGTAGAGCTAAAGAAGCTGCTTTGCGTGAAAACGAAGAAGCTATTCGGGTTGCCAATACAATTATCAATGAAAACAAGGCTTTAAAGGGCCGTTTATCCAATGGCGAAAAGGTTTATGTATCAACCGCCAAGGAAAAATTGGCATCTGATCTAGAACAAGCAAGACGGGCATACAAAGAAGCTTATGATTCTGGCGATGCAGACCGTTTAGTGGAAGCTCAAGAGNNATTGACTGAAGTTAAGTTCAAAGCTCAAGAGATGGATCGATATGTCCCACAATACGAAGAAAATGATTTACAATCATCACAAGAGGTCCAAACACCTCAGACCCAACCAACACGCCTGGACTCAAAAACCCAAGCATGGCTTGATAAAAACAAGTGGTATGGTCAAGATGAAGACATGAGTTTTCTTGCTATGGGCATCCATAAGCGGCTAGAAAGAGACGGAGTCCCGACAGGCTCTGACCACTACTGGAACACTATTGATGCAGAGATGAGAAAACGATTCCCAGAGAAATTTGGGGAGGTAGAAGCCAAACCTTCTACTACAACTCGCAAAAGCACGGTGGTTGCACCAGCGACACGTTCAACATCCTCCAAAAAGATCACACTGAACACACGTCAAATGGAACTGGCTAAAAAATTCAAAATTACGCCAGAGCAATATTACAACGAATTAGTTAAAACGGAGTCCCAAAATGGCTGAAAACAATCGTACCCCCCGTGAAGTAGCAACAAGACAACAGGCAGAACGCCCAAAAGCATGGTCTTTGCCCGAATTGTTACCTGAACCAGACAAGCAAGCAGGTTTTTCTTATCGATGGGTTAGGGTTTCGATGCTAAACAACGCTGACCCCCGTAATCTTTCATCAAAATTGAGAGAAGGCTGGGAACCAGTCAGAGCTGAAGAGCAACCGAAATATGGAATGTTAACCGATCCAGATAGTCGCTATAAGGACAATATCGAGATTGGTGGTTTATTACTCTGCAAGATTCCTGAGGAATTTGTGAAAGCAAGGATGGATTATGAGGCCAACCAAACCCAATCAAATGCAGAGGCAGTAGATAATAGTTTTATGAGACAAAGTGACACTCGGATGCCTCTCTTCCAAGAGAGAAAATCTACAGTTAGCTTTGGAAAAGGTTCTTAATTAATTTAGGAGATTTAATATGGCTTATCCTACAGTTTCGGCCCCTTACGGCCTAAAGCCAGTTAACCTGATCGGTGGTCGTGTATTTGCGGGTTCTACCCGTATGTTCCCTATCGTGAATGGTTACAGTACTAGCTTGTTCAACGGTGACGTTGTAGCAATCGGTACTGGTGCAAACATTGGTAACTTAGTATCTTCAACATTGGCATACAATGGCTCTTCAGCTGTTGCTGGAACAATCGGTGTATTTGTTGGTGCCGAGTATTCTACAACTGGTGGCCCAATCTACGGTAAAAACCGCTATCAATTCTGGCAAGCAAGCACTACTGCTCCAGATGCAATCGGTTATGTAGTAGATGATCCTCAAGCTGTGTTCCAAACAGTTGTATTGGCTAACCCAGCTGGTACAGGCGGTTCAACAACAATTCAGTACATTAACCCAGCTTTCGTTGGTTCTAATGCTTACTATATTGGTGCTGCTGCTGGTAACACTGGTTCTACAACTACTGGTGATTCCGCTGCTGGTATTGCAGTTTCTGCATCAGCAACTGTTTCAACACCTATTACAACTTCAGCACCATTCCGTATTGTTGGTTTAGTTCCTGCTTCAGCTGTTACTGTGACCCAAAATGCTACATCTTCTAGCACAACNATCACTTTATCTGCTGCTAACACCGCTATCCAGCCTGGAATGGCAGTATCTGGCCCTGGCATTACCCAAGGTTCAAATACTTATGTAACCGCTGTATCAGGTACTACTGTAACTATCAACACTGCTGTAACAACAGCACAGTCGACAGCTGCACAGTTTTCTTTCACTGGCTACCCAGAAGCATTAGTAACATGGAACTTCGGTTACCATAGCTACTTCAATGCCACTGGTGTTTAATTAAGGAGCATTTAAATGGCTATTTCTCGTGCACAACTACTAAAAGAGTTGCTTCCTGGATTAAACGCATTGTTTGGTCTTGAGTATGCTCGTTATGGTGAAGAACACAAAGAGATCTATGAAATCGAGACCTCTGAGCGTTCTTTTGAAGAAGAAACAAAACTGTCAGGCTTCTCAGCTGCTCCAGTCAAAAACGAAGGCCAAGCCATCGCTTATGACAACGGACAAGAAGCTTGGACAGCTCGTTACAACCACGAAACTATCGCTTTGGGCTTCAGCTTGACTGAAGAGGCAATCGAAGATAACTTGTATGACTCGTTATCTGGTCGCTATACCAAGGCTTTGGCTCGTGCTATGGCTTACACCAAGCAAGTTAAAGGTGCTGCTGTATTGAATAACGGCTTTAATAGCTCTTTCACCTATGGTGATGGACAGCCTTTGTTCAACAGCTCATCCATTGATTTCTGGTGGAACCAACGCAAACACCCCATCTACTCCTGCTGACTTGAACGAAACCGCATTGGAAAATGCTGTTATTCAAATCGCTGCTTGGACTGATGAGCGTGGTCTGTTGATCGCTGCAAAACCTAAGAAATTGATTGTTCCACCTGCACTCCAGTTCGTTGCTACTCGTTTGTTAGAGACAGAACTCCGTGTTGGTACAAACAACAATGACATCAACGCAATTAAGAACAACGGTTCTGTTCCAGAAGGTTACACAATTAACCACTTCTTGACCGCAACCAACGCATGGTTCTTGACCACTGATGTTCCAAACGGTTTGAAGATGTTTGTTCGTACCCCATTGCAAAACAGCATGGACGGTGACTTCGATACTGGTAACGTGAGATACAAATCTCGTGAGCGTTACAGCTTCGGTGTTTCTGACCCATTGGGCGTATACGGTTCATACTAAAATACTCTCGTGAGGAGTTTTGGCCCCGCCTTAAAAAAGCGGGGTTTTTTTATTTAAAAGCGTTGTTAATATTTAAAAATGTAGTAAAATCATCATATCTGGGTATTTCGCTTATGCCACCACTGCCCCAGCAGACGATGCAAAGATCGGCATAAGTACTTTTGCATAAGGAGTCCATTATGGGACGTAGTACATTTGAAGGTCCAATTCTCTCTGGTGATAACCGTTTCGGTCCAGTTCGTGACGTTGGTTACGCAGATTTAATTCAATCAGCTTTACTAGATTTTTCAGTAACAACAGCTAATACTGCTAACTACGGTGGCGGTTCTAGAGTTTTTGTTGCTTCAAACAATATTCCTAATAGTGCTGCAACTATCTACACGCCACAAAATGGTGTTTATAGCACTAACGGACCTACAGCTGCTACAGCTCCAACAGCTGATGCAACAACTACCGTGTACCGTGGCGTAGTATTTTATTTGCCATACGGTTCTAATATTACTGACGTTATTCTTGATATTGGCACAATTCCAAAAGATACTGCTGGTACTCCTTTGGCAGTAACAGCTATTCAACCATACGTTTCTAACAACTTTGCAACTTCTACTGGTGTTTATGGCACATTTGCTAACATCTCTAGTCCAGCTACACAGCGTTACACAGCAACTTATGTTGGTACACAATTGCCAAATGCAAGCTCTACATTACAAGATTTCCAAAATTTACAACCTGGTACACAACCTACATGGTTCTCACAAGTGGTTGTAACTTTGGCAATGACTACATCAACTGCTGGTTTATCTTCTGGTCAGATTGAAGTATCGTTACGTTATAACCAGCTTGATCTGAACATTGGTAACAGTACAACTTATCCATATGGTAACTTTGATTAATAGTCTGATTGGGGTCTTCGGACCCCTTTTTTAAAAAATCTAAGGAGCTAATATGGCGTGGGACTTACTAAATTTCTTTGCACCCCTAAATCAACAGGGTGGCAATGCACAAACTGGTGCTATGGGAACTCAAACTGCGAGTACCCCTTGGACTGGTATTGATGGTGCAGCTCAATTTGTAGCACCGCAACGTCTGCGTGACGTTGTAGGTAAGCTCAAAGTTTCACAATCGCAAAACATTTATGATGCCGACTTTGAGTATGGTGTTCAGCCTTTGCGTTGGGAACAATTCATTAATAACGTCTCTGGACAAGCCTATATTGTTCAAAACCCAGGTTTAGGTGGCGTTTCAATGAACATTGGTGGAGGCAACACTCCAGGTGACATTACTATTCGTCAATCACGCCCATATCACCGTTATCAGCCAGGTAAAACCATGTACATGGCTTCTAACGTCAACTTTGGTGCCTCTGTATCTGGTCAGACCCAGCGTGTTGGTATTTTTGATGATTCCAATGGAATTTTCTTTATGCAAACTGGTCCGTCTGGTGGATCATTAAACCCTTATGCAATGAACGTAGTTATTCGTTCTGATGCTGGTGGATTGCCAACAGATCAAGTTATTCCA